GTAGTGTCCGGCTGGGCCGGCGGTGTCGCCGCTTCAGGAGCCGGATCAGCGCCCAGATCCGGTTTCGGATCCAGGGTTGTCTGATCGTCCATTGCTACCTCTTGTTTCTCTTCTCGCGCTCTATTGCCTCGAGCACGTCAGGGTGGATCATCTTGAGGATCTGGAGGCCGACGAAGCGCCTGCCTTCCGCGAACGCAGTCAAACGCTCGCCGTCTGCCCCGCCTGGACGGAAGGACATGTCGGCGTACTCACCAACGCCACACACGTACTGAAGCCATTGCCAGGCCGTCTCTTGCTGACCGGCGTTGGCCGTGCCAGTCGCGATTGCCCGGATCGCACCCACGACCATCTCGTCGTAATCGACCGGTTCGTAGGGTTGCGCTTTGTGGTGCCACTTCACTTCGAACGGCCTCCGATCAGATCTGCGAAGTTGGAGAGACCGCCGAGGCCTTGCACCATGCCTTTCTTGCCGGTGCTCTTGAGCTGATCCATTTGATCACGAGATACCGGCGCCTTACCGCTGTCGATCTGCCTGGATACCAGCGTGTCCATGAAGCCCTTGAGACCACCGGACTTACTCGCCTGAGCCATGTCGGTGAGGCCCATGAGGCCTCCCGCTTTCGATTGTTCGATACCAGCCATCACTGTGCTCCCTGTGGTGCTGGCAGGGCCGGAACGCCCTGCTGTGCCTGTTGTCCCTCGATGAGGGTCTTGTTGACATCGGCGCCCATCTGAGCGGTTCCCAGGACTTCCTGAGCCATGCCAAGCTGCTTCTGCATGCCTTCCATCTGCGCATTCTGCTGCGCTTCCGCCTCGAGCTGCTCTTCCGGCTTGAACCAATCGCCAGGTGCGGACGTGCCGCGGATGGCGTCGACCAGAGCCTTCTGGAGATCGATCGGAGGTGCCGGCAGGCCCATCTGTGCAGACTGCCCGATGAGCTCGAGCGTCTCGACGAACTGAGATGTCTTGATGCGCATCTGGCCTTCCTGGAGCGGGCTCTCGAATGTCCACTGCACATCGGCGCCGGCCAGGCCTTCCGGCACTTCTTCTGCCGGGAAGTAGCCCATGTTGCGCATCAGCATGTAGGACTTGTCGAGGAGCTTGGTGTTGTATTCGGTCTCGATCGGCTCGAACAACGGCAACAGGTTCCTGATGAACTCCTGCTGCCGCACGCTGACCTCGCGTGCCGTCATCTGCTCGGCGCCATCGGTCTGCGGGAAGTTGAGCTTGTCCAGGAACCAGGCCTTCATGAGCATCTCACGCATGTCCTGGCGCATCGAGAACGCCACGGTCATGTTGTTCTCGATCTGGATTGGCTGAACCGCCTCGCGCAGCTTGCCGTCGAAGGAGAAATCTGCCCAGGTGATGCCGCCGGCGGCCAGGTTGACCTCCCGGACAGCTTCCTCGACCGCGACCACGGGCGGGTCGACGCTCTTCTCGCCGGCCTCGAGGATGATCCTGGCCATCTGCTGCATCATGCGAGCATCAGGCAGCGCGATCGAGGTGCAAGGCGAGTAGGCGTACTGGAAGCCCGAGATCGTGTGCCAGCGGGGCACGATGTAAGGGAAATCCGGGTACTTGGTCTCCCGCAGAACCTTGCAGTTGTCGATGTCGACGTAGATCGTCACGAACTTCATGCGACCCTGGTTGCGGCCGTACTTGTCCTTGCCCTTGCTGACCAGGTCGTACTCGTCGGACGGCATGCAGATGCAGCGGACGTTGAACTCCTTGCCTGGATCTTTCTTGGCCGCCGTGCGCACCATCTGATGGACGTTCTTCTCGCCGAAGACGCGCATCATCTGGCGTGCCGTCATCTTGTCGTTGCGGTGCAGGTGGTCGACGTCGCACTGTCCATTCTCGAGCCAGGCGCAGTCCTTGAGGTGATAGCCCCGGAAGAACAGACCGTCGCGCTCGGCGTTCTCGAACGCCCCCATCACCGCCTGGCCAAACGTCACAAAATCATGATCGGCCTCTTTGGTGGCCCGCACGAGCTTGGTCGACGGCTCGTACATGGTCCGACGCATCTTCTCGGCGAGGTACTCAAGGTAGGCCGCGTTGGTGGCATCCTCGTCGGTATCCTCGTCTGTCGTGGTCAGCTTGAACCATTGCCGGTCCCGCGGGCGAAGCATGGCTGAGATGTTGTTGCCGAGCTCCCGGCGGAGCAGGTTGGGGTAGCTGTCCTCGAGGTGGCGGGCGAAATCTTCGCCGACCACATATTGGTCTGTGAAATCAGCGCGTTCTACATAGAAATGCTCAGCTATCTCCTGCCACAGCGTCAGCATAGGATCGCGCTTGGTGAACAACCGGTTGCCCAGGTCGATCAGCTCTTTTGCTCTTGCGTCTGCCATGACAGGCCCTCCTAGAACAACGTAGTTCGCTGGCCTTGGTTCGACTTAAAGTCGATTTGACCCTTGCCTTGCCTGGCGAGTTTGTCCCTCCTCTCCCTGTCCAGCCCCTTGAAGGCCGCCTGCTGTGCCGTCCCCTCAACATTGCGGCGCTTGTCTTGAATTTGATCTGATTTCTTCAGCTTCTGCTTTTTTGGCTTGAGGCCAAGGAACGCGCCGATTTTCTTCCCGACGCTGCTAAACCAACCCATGTCATCGTCTCCTGTTGCTGTATTTCTTCTTCTGATCCGCATGCCCTACGGTGGCGAATCGTGGTCGCTCGGCGCCGATGGCGCGCCGTTGGGCCTTGCGAACCAGGACGTCTTGGCTGGCCCACGCCATGACGACCGCATCTCCTTTGTCCGGCGAGCGCCCGAGGCGTTCGCGCAGCTTGTCCTTGCTTTCGATCTTGATGCCCTGGGCGGTGACCTCATAGGTCGGTGCCGTCAGGTCGGAGCGGAGCTCTGGATCCGGGGGCAGCTTGATGTGGCTGCCGCCCTCGCGATCGGGATCGAGCGCCTCGCGCATGCGCCACCAGGCGAGCGCGCGTTGATTGATGAAGCCCAGCGTGCGGTCGATCGTCTTCTCTCCGGTCTTGTGGGCGCCATTGAATGGTGTGTGGACGATGCCGTTGTCGCGCAGCCGGAGCGCCACGGCGCCGCCGTAACCACCGCCGACGTCGACAATCACGGCTGAGTTGTCCCGGCGGTGCTTGATGACCATGGCGGCCATCGTGGACCCGTCAGCAGTTTCCTTGCCGGCCAGGGTGTGGAGCTCGGAGAACCAGTCATTGTGCCTCACAACCAGAGCTGCGCTGTCCTTGCCGCCGCCGGCGGGGTCGAAGCCGATCGCGGTCTGCGTCCACTCCTTCCAGCCATCCTGGCGCCAGCGGTCCTGAGCCTCGATCACCCACTGTGTGGGGATGACCTGCCAGTCGGCGTCGGCGCGGGCGGCCATGAAGTTGCCGTCGCGAACCGCCGAGCGGATGGGCTCGGGCAGCGCGTCGAGCTCCGCCTGGTAGTTCGTGTTGATGAGGAACGGGTTGTCGCGCAGCGCCGCGGGGATGAATGTGCGGCTCTTGGCGAAGAGCGTCTGGCCGTCGCGCTGGATCACCCGGCGGCCGTGGCCATCGGTGCCGAGCTCGGCCTCGTCGATCTCGATGTCATTGACCACGCCTGGCCGGTCGGTGTCCGGGACCGTGATGAACCAGCGGAGCTCGCCCGGCTCGGCCGGATTGTGGTGTGTGATGTCAAGCCACGGGCGGAACATGCCGATGATCCAGTCGCCATCGGCGTCCATCGGCGGGTTGGTGCCCAGGATCGCGCGGGTACGCTGGCCCTTCTCGGCGTCACGCAGCCAGCCCAGGTGGAAGCGGACCTGCATCTCGAGGAACTGGCACGCCTCGTCGAAGTATTTGAAATCAAAGGCTTGGCCCTGCCAGGCCTGCTCATCACCCAGGTGAGCGTTGGCACCGAACTGGATGATCCGGCCGTCCTCGGTGGTGAGGCGGGGCGGCGGCGAGCCCGAGTAGCCCTTGCGTGTGCCGTTGATCGTGATGGCCCGGTCGGTGAGGCCGATCAGGTTGGTGTACTGGCGCCGTAGGATCAGCGATCGGTGGTGTGCCGTGAAGGCCAGGCCGAGGCCGAGATCCGATTTGCCACCACCGCCCTGGCCACCATAGAGGAGTACATCGGCCGGGCAGAAGTAGGCATCGGTCTGCGGGCCTGGGTTGGGGATCCACTTCATATCCCCAGTCTGCTCCTCTACCTCCTTCTCGAGTTGTGCGCGTGTCTGCGGGTCCAGGGCCTCGACCTTCTCGAGGAGCTCATCCAGCAGGCTCACCGCCGTCCTCGTCCTTCTTGGCTGCGCCCTGGCTCAGCAGGTATCCAATGCGCCTGGCGACATCGAGGCTCGACTTGTCCTCGACGACGATGGGCTTCTCCTCGTCGCCGGCGAGCGTGTGGTGTGACTTGTCCCCATATGTTCTGGGGTGCAGCTTGCCCGTGTGCCACTTGATGGCATCGATGCGCACGCGAGCACGGTTCACGTCCTCTTCGAACTGAGCGATTTCATGCACCTGGTCCGCGAAGTGGTCAGCCTGGCGTTCGCGCGCGCGCACGTATTTCTCCCGGAACTCATCGTGTTCCTGGAGCCAGCGATAGACCATTGACTGCGATGGCATGTCCTTTGAGGAGCAGATCGAGAGGAGTGAGCGGCCTGATGCGATCTCCTCGCAGATGGTATCTGCAATGGCTTCGCTGTACTTGGATGGCCGCCCTCTCTTAGCCTTGGCTGACATGACCAGCTCCATTGGCTTTGGCCTTACGCGGTCTTCCACGCTTTTTTGCCGGTGCGGTCTTCTTCTTGGCTGCTTTACCGTGGTACTTGAGGGATGCCTTAGCGGATACTATTATGGGCTCGCCCGTGTGCCCGTTTGGCTCGGCAGTCATGAGGTGGGGGATCTCAGGCTGAGCTGGAGAGGGATTGGCACGGGCGAGCTCGT